ATGACGCTGTTACCTGATCTATTTGATTTTGCGTATATTCCTAATTGGCATGAACAGCTTAATGAACTAGCGGCACTGGCCCTGCCGGAGCCATGGCGATTCAAAAACCCGAGCTACCAAGGTAAGAACTTAGAACACCCCATCCTAGAAAGGTACATACAAAGCGTTTTCCGAAAACAAGTCATCGACTATAATTCTGAGCCAGATCCCGACTATAAACCACGCTACCTTTATATTGTCAACGAATATGCTTGTTTTCACACAGGACTCTACACTAAGCGCTATAAACCGATTTACGGCTGTTTCAGCCGCAACAAGCGGCAGGACAGTATGTTGAATTGGTATCTGCGCGGGTTTGCCGACGAGGTATCCCCCTGGCTTCGTTACCTTTCCCCCTTGCCGGACAAGCCTCTCTACTATATGCCGCAACTCGGTATAAATTACTTCCCCGACTGGCCGATTCGTGTCAATGTCGATCATATTTTGTGCGATCCCGCAAATGTGGAGCGTTTGCCGCAAGAAATCCGTACCGCACGCAATCTGCCCCTTCTCTTGGAAACGGCTGTTGAGCTGGCGCGCAGAAGGGCGGAGGTGACGCCAGGCCTTATCGCGGCGCAGGTGTATCAGCAAAGAGTGCAATACCTTCTGCCTTTATGCCTGCTGGATATGGAGAGACCGGATATAGCCATGACGCTCACCGTTATGGACGGCTACTATCTCGGCATCACCTGTCTCACGCTCGAGATGGCATATCAGAATGCGCGCCTGCTGGCGCGTCCAACGGCGCCTTGGCTGGTCGAACTCGTGGAATAAACGCCGCGAGAGTATAGGTTGCCGCGCCGTCTTGCTCGGTAAGACGGCGGTAACAATATAATAATTTAGCCCGATGGGCGGCACTTAGTGCCGCTTGTCGGGCTTTTTCGTTTATTTCAGGCTAAGTGCTGGCCTGTCGGGCTCCGAAAGGAGCTTGACGCATGAAAATCCGATATGAGGACGCAGAAGGCAAGGTCATTGAGCTAGATGTTTCCACTGAGGTAGGGACATTTTATTTGGCTGCCGTCGAAGCAGAAAAAAAGAACGACCGCAGGAACATGCGACCCGACCGGCACACGCCGCTATCTGCCTTCGACTATGAAGGCTCGGTCTTTGACGCAGGAGTAGATGTGGCAACGGAAGCCCTGCGGCGGATCGAGGCCGCCGCATTGAACGAAGCCATAGCGCGTCTCTCTCCCCGCCAGAGGGAGCTGGTTTCAAAAGTTTACTTTGAGGGTCGTTCTCTGGTGAGTATCGCCGCCGACGAAGGTGTTGGAGAGAGTGCCATCCGTGACCGTATGAAGCGGATTTGCAAAAAACTCAAAAAACATTTGGAATAGACCCTGCGATTTCACCTCTGCCGTGGCTAATAGTGAGGGCCATGGAAAAGAGCCCTTAGAAAGAGGTGAAAGACCATGAACCACAGTCTAAAAATCCGCATTGGCAAAGCGCCTCCCCCGGGCGGCGTTGTCCAATGCAAAACCGTGACCCTGCGGGAACGCCTGCTTGGACGGCTCTTTGGCGCGCCACGCCGCATTATGGTGATCGTGCCCGGTAACAGCGTGAAAGAGTTGGACATCCGGGAAGTGCCGGAAACGGAGGGCGGTAACTGTGCCTGAGGTGAAGCCTGCGCTCCCCATGCCGGTCAAAGCAACGCCTTACCGGCATCAAATTGAAGCGTTCAACTTTGTGTGCAGATTGTTCGGCCTGTTTGCGGGAGGTGGTGCGGATGGAGAAAGTCAAGGTGACGTGCAGCCTGTGCGGCAAGACCCTTCTCAAGCCGAAAAGCCGCGTCCGTGAGAACAACTTCTGCTGCGCAGCCCATTGCCAGCAATGGAACGCCATACGCCTCACGGAGTATAACCGAACGGCTAACCCACTCAATAAGCTAGGCGGCGCGGTATCCTCCCGCAAAAAGCACCGGGAGAAATTCTCCGGCACCGGCGAAGGCAAGGCTTACCGGAAGTTTTATGGCAGGCACGAGCACCGGGCGGCTGCGGAGGCCATGCTGGGCAGGCCCCTGCGGCCCGGCGAGGTGGTACATCACCGGGACGGCAATAAGCTGAACAATGATCCCATGAATTTAGAGGTACTGCCCTCTCAGACGGAACATACCAAGACCCAGCCCCGCGACGGCAGGGGGAGGTGGCGCAAATGAGTTTCACCCACAGTACCGGCGCGGCCCTACTCATGGAAATGGGGACAGGCAAGAGTTTGACCGCTATCGCCGTCACCGGCGCTCTGGCAAACGCTGGCCGAATTCACCGGGTGCTGATCGTGGCCCCACTCTCCATCCTCGGCGTATGGGAGGATGAATTTCAGAAATTCGCGGACTTCCCGTATTGCCTTGCGGTTCTCTCCGGCAGCAGTGCCAAGAAGCTGGATACCCTGCGCCACATGACCGGCACCACCCTGCAGGTGGTTGTCGTGAACTATGAGAGCGCATGGCGTTTGGAAAAGGAGCTGGCTGCATGGAGGCCGGAGCTGATCGTCGTGGACGAGGGCCACAAAATCAAGACCCACAATATTTCGGCCAGCAAGGCCATGCACCGGCTGGGCGCAAAGGCCGGGTATCGGCTGCTGCTGACCGGCACCGTTATCACCAACAAGGCTATCGATGTGTTCAGCCAGTACAAATTCGTGAACCCGGCCATTTTCGGGCACAGCTTCTATGCCTTCCGAAACCGCTACTTCGATATGGTGGGCTATGGCAATCATACGCCGGTCTTGAAGAAAGCAATGGAGGCCGAGCTGACGGAGAAGATGCACAGCGTGGCCTACCGGGCCACAAAGGCGGAATGCCTGGATTTGCCGGAAATCACGGATATGATGCGGCTGGTGGAGTTGGAACCTTCCGCCCTGCGGCTATACCGGGGCCTTGTGAAAGAGAGCTATGTGGAGCTTTCCTCCGGCGAGGTAACGGCAACGAACATATTGACCCGGCTCCTCCGGCTTTCCCAGCTCACGGGCGGCTTTCTCGGCAATGACGAAACCGCCGCTGTGGAACAGGTCAGCACGGCCAAGCTGGCGGCGTTGGAGGACATTCTGGACAGCGCAATGGCCGAGGGCAGGAAGCTGGTGGTTATCGCCCGCTTTCTCCCTGAAATCCGGGCTATCTGTAAGCTGCTGGAAAAGCGTGGGGTTCGATACTCAATCATAACCGGCGAGATAAAAAACCGCGATGAGCAGGTAGCACAATTTCAAAATGAACAGGAGGTTTCCGTGTTTGTGGGACAAATCGCCACGGCAGGCTTGGGGATCACCCTCACCGCCGCCAGCACGATGGTGTTCTACTCATTGGATTACAGTATGAGCAATTTTGAACAGACCAAGGCCCGCATCCATCGCGTCGGGCAAAGCGAACCATGCACCTATATCTTCCTCCTTGCCAAAGGCACCGTGGATGAAAAGGTGCTGCGGGCGCTAAAAAGCAAGGCTGACCTTGCAAAGACCCTTGTTGACGATTACCGCAGCGGCCTCAACCCGTTTGTGGCATAGGAGGATTGTAATGGACTCCAACATTATGTTCGAGCTGGCTGACCGGCTGCGGGAACTGCGTGAGGAAAAAGCCGCCGCCGAGCTTCGGCTCAAGGAACTGTCCGCTGAGATCGACGAGGTAGATTATCGCCTCTCCGAGCTGATGGCGGAAACCGAAACGCAGAACTTTACCCGGCAAGGCCTTATGTTCTGCCTGACAACCAAGACGCGCGCCTCAGCAATGGCTGGGCGCAAGGAGGAGCTGTTCTCCGCCCTCCGGGCAGAGGGCTATGGCGATCTCGTTTACGAAACGGTCAACGCAAATAGCCTCTCCGCCTTTGTAAAAGAGCAGATTGCGGAGAACGGTGATACCATCCCCGACTGGCTGAACGGGCTGGTCAACGTCTTTGAAAAAACCACGGTTGGCGTTCGCAAAAGCGCCAGATAATCAAGGAGGATTTCAAAAATGAGCAAAGAGCTTACCACCACAAGCGGCTTTATGCAGCTTGCTGACTTCAATATGAGCGCCACCATGGCCGAGGAATTAAACGGTCTCGAGGGAGGCTTTGACCGGGTGAAAATCCCATCCGGCGGCAGTACTTTGTTCGAACTGCCGGGCGATACCGACGACGAGCCGGAAACCGTGAAGGAGTTTTCGGCGGTCATTCTCTATCACCATCCACTCCTGCAATACTACCGCGAGAAGTATACGGGCGGCAGCAATCCTCCCGACTGTGGCTCCTTTGACGGCGTGACCGGCGAGGGCGATCCGGGTGGCGCTTGCGCCAAGTGCCCGCTCGCACAGTTTGGCTCCGGCGAAAATAACGGCAAAGCCTGCAAGAGCCGCCGCCGTGTATTCCTGCTGCGGGAGGGCGAGATATTCCCGTTGACCCTCTCCCTGCCCACCGGCTCCCTTAAAGAGTTCACGCGCTACATCAAGCGGCTGCTCAGCAAGGGCAAAAAGAGCAATATGGTCGTGACGCGCTTCACGCTCAAGAAGGCAATAAACGCCAGCGGAATCGCCTATTCGCAGGCGCAGTTTACTGTAGATCGCCCTTTAACCGGTGAGGAGCAGGCGTTGATTAGCGGTCTGACGGAGCAGGTCAGGGGATATAGCCTCCGCATGGGTTTTGAAGCGGACGAGTCCGCCGAGGCGGTGATTGACCCGGATACCGGCGAAATCATTGAACCGCTGAACTGACAATATTGCCCGGAGCGGGAGTGGAGACTTTGCCTCCCCTCCCATATGCCGGGTTGGAAGGAGCCGATATGAATTATACCTGCGTAACAACGCTGAAAAAGATACAGGGCTATTTGGCTGGGGCCGCCATCGTGGCCTTCGACTTTGAAACCTCGCCCACAGAGGAATACCGATCCGAGGATCGGGCCGCGCTGGACGCGCACAAATCGGTCATTACCGGCGTGAGCTTTTCGGTATCCGAGGGCAGCGCCATCTATGTGCCGCTGCGGCACCGGGTCGGGCGCAATATCCAGAAGTCGGAGGCGGTCATGGACTATCTGCGGACGGCTGTATTTGAGAACGCGGCCATTATCAAGGTGGCCCACAATCTCGCCTTTGAGGCCATGTTCCTCTATGCCATCGGCGTGGTGGTGCAGCCGCCCTGCTATGACACCATCGCGGCGGCGCAGCTTACCCTGAAAAGCAATACTCAATTCCGGGGCCTCCCGGATAGCGGCCTCAAAACCCTTGTGCCGCAGCTTTTCGATACGGAGCTGCCGGACTTTGAAACCGTGACAGGCGGTCACGCTTTCGACGAGCTGAACCCGCAGGATGCGGAAACCGTGCGCTATGCCTGCGCCGACAGCGACTATGCCCTGCGGCTCTATCATGTGTTCAACGGCTGGTTCGACAAATACCTGCCGAAGCACCGCTTTATCGTGGAGCAGATTGAAAGCCCCACGGCGGTCTATTGCGGCCTCATGCGCTACAATGGCCTGCTCATGGACAGGACGGCTATGGAGCAAAAACAGGCGGAGGCCGAGGCGCGCCTCTCCAAAATCCGGGAGGAGATCGCCTTTATCATCGGCGACGTGGAGATCGGGGCCAACGCCTCCACCTCCGCTTTCAAAAGTTATCTTTACAATGACCTCGGCCTGCCGGTGGTGAAAACCACTGCCAAGTATCAGGAAGCGGCGGATGATGAGGCCATGATTTTGCTGGCGGAATGGTGCCGGGAAAATCGTCCGGAGCTTACCCGGCTCTTTGAGCTGGTGCAGGAATACCGGCGCTGGGGGAAAATCAAGGGAACCTATCTGGACGGTTATCTGCGGCATATCAACGCCGCCACGGGCCGCATCCATCCCGATCTTATGCCCCTCGGTACGGAAACGGGCCGTTTTGCCGCGCGAAATCCCAATATGCAAAACTGCCCGCGCAAGGACAATGATCCCATCGGTATCCGCTCCATGATTGTGGCCCCGGAGGGCTGCATCCTGCTCTCGCTGGATTTTTCGCAGATTGAGCTGCGCGTCGGGGCCTTCTACTGCCGGGATGAAAAAATGCTGGAAACCTACCGTGACGGCGGGGACATTCACGCGCAGACCACCTCGGTCATTTACAACATCCCCTTTGAGCAGGCGGCGGATAAAAGCGCCGAACATTACAAGGAGCGCCGGACGATTGCGAAAAACTGCAACTTCGGCGTATTCTTCGGACTGTTCCCGCGCGGCCTGCAAAGGACGCTGAAATTCAAGGCGGGGTTGGATACCTCCTTTGCCGACTGTGAAAAGATCATTGCAAACCTGAAATCTGGGTATCCGCAGCTTGCGCTCTGGCAGGAGGTTGTCAAACGGCAGGCCGCCGCGCGCCGGTATTCGGAAACATGGCTGGGCCGCAGGCGCTATCTGCCGAACATCACCTCCGAGGATTGGGGAAAAAGGAGCTTTGCCGAGCGGTGCGCTATGAATACGCCGATCCAAGGCACGGCGGCGGATATTTTGAAGCTGGCGCTTGGCCGCCTGATTGTGGAGCTGCCGCAATATCCGTGGCTACGGCCCCTGCTGCAGATCCATGATGAGCTGGTGTTTGAGTTGCCCGCCGACAAGGTAGCGGAAGCGACGGCGCTGATCCGTTCTTGCATGGAGGCCAAACCATTCCCGGAATTTGATGTGCCGATCATCGTGGAGGGAGCCTTTGGGCCGAGCTTCGGCAGCTTGGCGGAAATGGAGTGAGCCTATGAGCCATGTGAATTTATATAACGCGGAGGGCTATCTTGACCCGACCGCCTATGAAGCCTTGACCCGCATCGAGCGGGAGGCGAAAAAGACCGCATTTCGACCGCTGGTGTTCATCTCTTCGCCTTTTGCCGGGGATACCCGGCGCAACACGAAACGGGCGCGGGGCTTCTGCCGGTTTGCGGTGTCAAAAAACTGTATCCCCGTCGCGCCGCACCTCCTGTTCCCCCAATTCATGGAGGAGGACGATCCGGCCCAGCGCGACCTCGGCATCTTTTTCGGCATGGTGCTCATGAGCAAGTGTCAGGAGGTGTGGGTATTCGGGCGCGACATCACAAAGGGCATGGCTGTTGAGATTGAAAAGGCCAAGCGGCGGGGTCTGCCCGTCCGGTATTTCAGCGACCGGTGCGTGGAGGTGCTCGCTCCATGAGGAAAGCCTTAAACATCCCGTTGGAAGAATTTCTCCGCCCGTTTTTTGACCCTGAGGAGAAGGTCTGCCTGCGGATATTCGACGATAGGAAGACCGGAACCTTTAAGGGGGCCAAGCTGGAAGCGGCGGCGGGCAAAATCGCGGCCATTGCTGACACCCTGTACAAGCACAACGAGAAACACCGGGGTATCTATTTTGTGGTGAACTTCGGCGGCCATGAGGATACGGAGATCACCCGAATCAACGCGCAGTTTATGGAGTGCGACGAGTTGTCTTTGGAGGAGCAGCTCCGGCAGATCGAGGCGTTTCCGCTGGAGCCGTCGCTCATTGTAAAAACCCGCAAATCCCTGCATACCTACTGGCTCATCAAGGACGGCGACGTGGCAGCCTTCCGCCGGGTACAGAAGCGCCTTGCAGCGCAGTTTCACGGGGACAAAACCTGCGTCAATGAGAGCCGCGTCCTCCGTCTGCCGGGCTTCTACCATTGCAAAGAGGAGCCGGTCATGGTGGAGTGTATTCATTTCCGTCCGGAGCTTCGCTATACGCAGGCGGAGCTGGAAGCGGCGCTCCCTGTGGTAACAGACGAGCCTACCGGAGTGGCACCGGCCACAGTCAAGGGTACCCGCAAGGGCCTCATGCTGGTGCAGCGGCGATGCGCCTTTATCCAGTATTGCCGGGGCAACGCAGCCTCCCTGTCGGAGCACGACTGGTATGCCATGATTACAAACCTCTCCGTTTTCGAGGGCGGCGATCAGGTCATCCATCAATACTCGGCGGCCTATCCAAAGTACAAGGCCACTGAAACGCAGGATAAAATCGATCACTTTCTCGCCAGCGGCACTAAGCCCATAACCTGCCGCACCATCGCGGAAAAGGGCTTCAACTGCTCAAAGCTGGTGACCGGGGAATGTGCCTGCAAGGCCCCTGCGGCCCTGTGCTTTCAGGCTCTGACCGTAGAGGAACTGCGCGAGGCCCTTTCCGTCCAGCCGGTGGGCGCTTCCGCTGTGGAAAGCATGGCCGTGGCGCGGGATTTCGTCAAGGACTATCTCTACAACATAGAACCGGTGGTGGCGGCTACCTTCCTCGAATACGAGCTGCGGGAACACTTCGGCATCAAAAACGGCGCGGCAAAAACCCTTGTTTCCTATCACCGAGAGCTATACAAGGAATACCGGCAACACAAGGAAACCCGGCGTGAGGCCGAAGGAGCCGAACTGCCGAATTGGTACGAGCCGACCGAGCGCGGAGGGCTTCGTTTCATTTCCGGCCTGTTGGCAAATCATCTGGCAGAGCAGGTCAACGCCTTTTACGGCGCGGGAAGTTATTTTCGCTATGAGGGCGGCGTTTACCGGCCCAGCGAGGATCTGTGGGCAGCAGCGAAGGTGCGGGAGCACATGCTGCCGCGCTATGCCTCTATGCAAGCCATCAATGATACCGTAGGTCAGTGGCGTATGCTTATTCAGAAGCCGGTGCGGGAGATCAACAGCAACGCCTTCATCCTCAATCTGCAAAACGGCCTCTACAATGCGCTGGACGACAGCTTCAAGGCACATACGCCGGACTACATCTCTACGGTGCAAATCGGGGCCAGCTATGAGCCGGGCGCGGCCTGCCCGCGCTTCGCGGAGTTTTTGCAGAGCACGATCCACGAGGAGGAAATCCCCCTCATACAGGAGATATTTGGCTATCTGCTGGTGCCTGTGAATAAGGCGCAGAAATCCTTCGTATTTGTGGGTGCGCCCAACGCAGGGAAATCGACGCTGCTCTCCGTGGCGCAGGAAATCCTGCTGGGCGCGGATAATGTGTCCAACATCCCGTGGCAGGGCCTCGGCGACCGCTTCAATAAGGCGGAGCTGTTCGGCAAGCTGGCAAATATCTTCGCCGACCTGCCCAGCCGGAGCATTGACGATAACGGTATGTTCAAGGCGCTCACCGGCGAGGACTTCATTACCGCCGAGCGGAAGAACAAAGACCCCTTCTCTTTCCGGCCCTATGCCCGACTGCTGTTTTCCTGCAATGAGATACCGCGCAATTACGGCGACCGCTCGGACGGCTTCTACCGCAGGCTCCTGATTATCCGCTTTGACCACTCCGTGCCCAAGGCGCAGCGTGACCCGAATCTGCGGGAAAAGCTCATTGTAGAGCGCAACGGCATCCTCATGTGGGCCATTGAGGGCTTGAAGCGCCTGATCGCCAACGGCTATATCTTCACGGAAACCGAGGCCACGCAGGCGGAGCTGCGCCGCTACAAGGTAGAGAGCAACAGCGCCCTGCTGTTCGTGGACGAGTGCTGCGAGCTGAACGAGGAGGCGGAATATCCACGCGAGGACTTGTTCCAGCAATACCGGGATTACTGCAATAAAAACGGGCTGAAATCCATGTCGCAGGCCAACTTCAATAAGGACGTGGAGTCTATCAGCCCGTCAATTACCCGTAAAACCGACCGCTTGGGAAAACGCCGCATATGGCGCGGCCTGCGGTATCAGGACTGATTTTTGACAGGATTTGACGGGCATTTGACAGGTCTGAAACAGGCGAAAAGCCTTGCTGCATGGGCCTCCGGACGCTTTTGACGGCTTTTTTGTATTTCTTGCATTGAACCAGATAGGTAAAAGAATATATAGCAAAAAAGAGAAAAATTTTAGAAATATATAAAGAAGTGGAAAATCGCCGTCAAATCCGTCAAGCCGTCAAATCGAAAGAAAGGCGCGCATATGGAAAAAGACATCGTGGCCGCGATCCTGCGGCATTTGAAAGCCCGGCCCCGTTGCTTCGCATGGAAAACCCACGGCGGGATGTACGGCACGGCGGGTATCCCGGACATCATCGCCTGCATAGACGGCAGGTTTTACGCTTTCGAGGTCAAACTGCCCGGCGGGCGGCTTACCCGATTGCAGGACGTAACGCTCAACAAAATTAAGGCCGCTGGCGGCGTTGCTGTCATGGTGACTTCGGTGGATGAGGTCAAACAGGCGCTGGCGGAGAAAGGAGCAGCACAATGACGGCAAAAGAATATCTCGGGCAGGCTTACCGCCTCGACCAGCGCATCAACAGCAAAATCGAACAGGTCTCCTCTTTGAACGAACTGGCGACCAAATGCACGACGTCCCTCACCGGGATGCCCCGCAACCCTAACCACGCCACTTCCCGCATGGCGGATGTGGTGGCGAAGATCATCGACCTGCAGGCGGAGATCAACCGCGACATCGACACGCTGGTGGATCTGAAGCGTGAGATCGTTTCCGTCATCAAGGGCATCGAAAACCTTGAGTTCCAGACTCTTCTGGAGAAACGGTATCTGTGTTTTCTTACCTGGGAGCAGATCGCCGTGGACATGGGATACGACCTGCGCTATCTCCACAAGCTCCATAATCGGGCGCTCATGGAAGTGAAAGTCCCCGTCCTCCAGTAAAGAGGACACTAAAAGACATCGAAAGACACCCCGGCCCTGTGGTATCATTATAATTGCCAAGAGCATAGGGAGAAGCCTTCGCGGGAGAAATCCTGTGGGGGCTTTTTTTTGCCCGGAAGGAGGTGCATCGATGCCAAGAAAACCAAAGCGGCCCTGCTCTTCCCCCGGCTGTCCCAGGTTGACCGACGGCCGCTACTGTGAAGAACACGCCAAAGCCGAAGCCAAACGCTACGAGAAGTATGACAGAGACCCCGCTGTACGCCGTAGGTATGGGCGCGCATGGAAACGTATCCGTGACAGCTATATACAGCAGCACCCTCTGTGCGAGAAATGCGGGGAGACCGGTAAGCTCACGCCAGCCGAAGAGGTGCATCACAAGCTGCCGCTCTCGCAAGGCGGAACACACGAACAGAGAAATTTAATCGCTTTGTGTCAACCCTGTCACTCAAAGATCCACGCTGAACGTGGCGACAGATGGCACAACAAATAAGCGGACTGTGCTGATGTTCCGTGCACAGCCCGCTTATGTTGAGTATGACCTACTTTTTGAAGAGGTCGGAATGTGTGCCGGTATCTACAAGAGTCAAAGTCAGAATGTCGTTTTCGATCAGGTAGATGAGAAGCCAGTCAGGTTTGACGTGACATTCCCGGAATCCGGCGTAGTTACCTGACAGACCGTGGTCGCGGTACTTTTCATCAAGCTGCTTGCCCTGACGCAGCAGATCGACTACCTCGTCCAGCGCAGAGGGGTCAAGACCACGTCTTTTCATCAGCTTGTAGCTTTTTTTATAAGCCGTGGTGAATTTGACCTGGTACATCAGTCGTCAAGCGCCGCTCTGAGTTCTTCCATGCTGGCATATCCTTTCACGTCAGGGTCGCGGGATATACGTCTTGCTTCCGCCATTGCGTTCAGCGTCTGTGCGCTGTACTGTGGTACCTCGACCGCAAACGGTAGCCCGCCGCGGAGGACACACTGATGAAGAAACAGATTTACTGCGGAGGACATATCCAGGCCAAGATTGGCAAAGAGATCATTCGCCTGGGCTTTGATGTCCGAATCAATACGGACTTGAGTGGGAGTTGTAGCCATATGATCATCTCCTTTCGATCCTGCTCATATTATACACACTTTGGTTTACGTTGTCAATCATATAGACAACAATTCAAAAAAGCGTTAACAACCATAGTATGCCCTAGGGGACGGTCAAATCTCCGGGCCCTTTATCCCGTGCAACGGGCGTGGGGTCGCGTGTTGAAAATCGCATAAGTTTCCGGGGGAATAGCCCACGGAGTGAAGGAGGTGTAAAAACATGGGGCAGAGGGGACCTAAACCTGGCTCCGGCGGCAGACCGAAGAAGCCGATCGTGGATAAGATCACAGACGGCAATCCCGGCAAGCGTCCATTGACCGTCATTGATTTCAAAGGCAATGCGGCGGATCTGGAAGGCGAGGCGATGCCCAAGCCAGCCGAGTTCCTTTCTGCAAAGCAAAAAGACGGCTCCACGCTTTGCGCCGCCGAGATATATGAAACTGTGTGGAAATGGCTGTCTGACCGAGGATGCGCCGCCATTGTTTCCCCGCAGCTCATGGAACGTTTCGCTATGGCGAGCGCCAGATGGATCCAATGCGAGTCCATCACCAGCGAGCTGGGCTTTTTAGCAAAGCATCCCACTACGGGTGCGGCGATCCAATCGCCCTATGTGGCTATCGCAAACACCTACATGACGCAGGCCAACCGCCTGTGGTCAGAGATTTTCCATATCGTCCGTGAAAACTGCACCGGCGAATACAACGGTGCGACTCCCCAGGATGACGTGATGGAGCGGCTGCTCCTCGCAAGGAAAGGAAAATAAGCGATGATCGAAAAAGTCAATCCGTGCCACCCGGATAAGGTGGCGGACAGAATCGCGGGCGCAATCGTTGACCTCGCGTATGGCGTGGAAGCCGACCCCAAAATCGCTGTAGAGGTTCTTATAGGTCACGGCGTGTGCCATGCGATTATTGAAACCACAGCCGATATATCCGAAGCGGACGTAGCGGCTGTAATATTCAGAATCGCGGGTGCGGTTCGTGCGGATATCCGTATCGTGCCGCAGGACAAGCGGCTCACAGACAATCAGAAGCATGGCTTCCGCTGCGGCGATAACGGCGTGTTCAAAGGGATGCCGCTGACATTCGAGCAACGGGAACTCTCCCAAACCGCCCGTGAGATTTATGCAAAGTACCCTTTTGACGGCAAGTACATCATGGACGGCAGCAGGCTCATCATCTGCCAAAGCAACGCTCCGGCCGTATCGCTGCGCGAGTTGTATCCGACAGCGGAGATCAACCCGCTTGGCGACTGGACGGGCGGCACGGATGTGGACACGGGCGCGACAAACCGCAAGCTGGGTTCAGATATGGCGGACTCTGTCACAGGCGGCGGTCTGCACGGCAAAGACCTCTCGAAAGCCGATGTGTCCGTAAACATCCACGCCTTTTTGAAAGCACAGGAAACGGGAAAGCCCGTGGTGCTGTGCTGCGCTATCGGCGACACCGCCGTGGACGGCATTCCGTATGTGGAGATCGTGGAGGAAGCGAGAGAGTATATCCGTTCCGTTGGCGGGTTCGAGAAATTTGCGGAGTGGGGGCTGTTCTGATGCTGATTGAAAAGAAACAAACGAAGGAGCTCCTTCCCGCCGATTACAATCCCCGCAAAGACCTGAAACCCGGCGACCCCGAATACGAGAAGCTGAAACGCTCTATCGAACAGTTCGGATATGTGGAACCGGTTATTTGGAACAAGACCACGGGGCATTTGGTTGGCGGTCACCAGCGTTTGAAGGTCCTCATCGACATGGGCATCTCCGAAGTGGAATGCGTTGTGGTGGAGATGGACGAGGAGAAAGAAAAAGCCCTCAACATCGCGCTCAACAAGATCTCCGGCGAGTGGGATAGGAGCAAGCTGGCGCTGCTCATCGCAGATTTGCAGGGCGCGGAATTCGATGTATCCCTTACGGGCTTCGAACCCGCCGAGATCGACGCACTCTTCAAAGAAACGCTCAAGGACTGCGTCAAGGAGGATGACTTCGATGTGGACGCTGAACTGGAGAAGCCCTGCTTCTCCAAGAGCGGAGACGTGTGGACGCTCGGACAGCACAGACTGGTCTGCGGCGACAGCACCAAGGCGGAGACCTTCGACCTTCTTATGGCCGGTCGGAAAGCAAACTTGGTCATCACCGACCCTCCGTACAATGTCAACTACGAAGGCTCGGCGGGCAAAATAAAAAACGACAACATGGCAGACGATGCCTTTTATAATTTCCTCCTGGCGGCATACGTGCAGATGCACGCTGCGATGGCGGACGACGCCTCCATCTATGTGTTCCATGCCGACACGGAAGGGCTGAACTTCCGCAGGGCTTTTGCCGATGCGGGTTTTTATTTGTCCGGCTGCTGCATTTGGAAGAAGCCGAGCCTGGTGCTTGGGAGAAGCCCGTACCAATGGCAGCACGAGCCTGTGCTGTTTGGCTGGAAGAAAAACGGTAAGCATCAGTGGTACACAGGGAGGAAGGAAACCACCATTTGGGAGTTCGATAAACCCAGAAAGAATAGCGACCATCCGACCATGAAGCCCGTTCCGCTGCTTGCGTATCCCATTATGAACTCCAGCATGAGCAATACGGTGGTACTGGATCCATTTGGCGGATCGGGAAGTACCCTCATTGCCTGTGAGCAGACTGACCGAATCTGCTATACCGTGGAATTAGATGAAAAGTTCTGCGATGTGATCGTGAAGCGGTACATTGAGCAGGCCGGCTCTGCGGATGGGGTGGCCGTTCAACGTGACGGTCTGATCTACAAATATTCGGAATTGGCGGTATAAGATGGATAATTTGACCCTTGGCAGTTTGTTTGACGGCTCCGGCGGCTTTCCTTTGGGCGGCTTGATTTCCGGCATTACCCCTGTGTGGGCGTCAGAAATTGAGCCGTTTCCTATTCGGGTAACGACTAAGCGGCTGCCTTTTATGAAACACTACGGCGACATCTCCCAGATGGATGGCGGGAAGATCGAACCTGTGGACATTATCACTTTCGGCTCGCCTTGCCAGGATATGAGCGTAGCGGGCAAGCGCAGCGGCTTGGACGGTGAACGCTCAAGCCTTTTTTATGAAGCCATCCGGATCGTAAAGGAAATGAGGTGCGTCACAAATGGCAAATACCCAAGATACATCGTGTGGGAAAACGTTCCCGGCGCTTTCTCATCAAACAAAGGCGAAGACTTTAAGGCCGTCCTCGAAGCGGTCATCGGCATCGCAGAGCCGGATGCCCAGGTGCCTATGCCTGAAAAAGCAAAATGGCCATATGCCGACGTTTACATGGGAGACGGATGGAGCATTGCGTACCGGCCTCTTGACGCGCAATATTGGGGAGTGCCCCAACGAAGGAAACGCATCTTCCTTGTCGCAGATTTTGCAGGCCGGGGCGCCGGAAAAGTATTATTTGAGTCCGAAGGCGTGTCAGGGTATTCTGCGGAGAGCTTCCGAGCGTGGCAAGGAGCTGCCCGCCATTTTGAAAGCGGCGCTCGAACGCCAAGCATCCGCTTAAGCGACCGAGACGTTATTGAAGCGGCTGGCTTTTGCACGGAGCATTCCGCGAAGGCGCGGTCGATAGGGTATGAAAAAGAGACGTCCCCTACGCTCCGTGCGGGTGTTGTTCCAGCGGCGATTGCCCTGGAGAACCATCCGACTGACCGTCGTGTGAAGGTTTCCACGGGTGGAATGGTACAGACTCTTCCTTCCCGTATGGGAACCGGCGGCAACAATGTGCCGCTTGTGCTAAAGATCCGTTCCGGATGCGAGGGAGGCGGCAAAGGTGCGCTCATCCAAGAGGACAGATCCGCTACACTGTCGTGCAATAACGACCAGACGGTTTTCGTACCATCCGTATATGACGGCAAGCAGGTCACATCAAAGACCAATCGTTCTAACCCGCAACCCGGCGCCCCATGCCACACGCTTGCGGCGGGGAGTGCGGATTCGACGGTGGTCTGCTACGGAATCTGCTCCGACAAGTCTAACGCCATGCTTTCGGACAATCCGCGCAGCGGCGTTTATGAAGCCAACTCCTCGCGCACACTCGATGCAAACGGCGGCAATCCATCCTGTAACCAGGGTGGCATTGCCGTAGTGGAAAGCTATGTTCTTCAAAGTCCCATGATCGGTCGGGAGGACAAGAACGGCTTCCAGGGCGACGGTGTGGATGAGGATATCGCCACCATCGACCGCCATGCGGTGTATGCCATGACCACTGGAGAATTTGCGCAGTTCTGCAAGGAGCGATCGCCAACGCTTATGGCGCGGGATTATAAAGCCCCCACCCTTGTAGCGGAAGGTTTCACCAGCACGATCCAGAACGGGTACACCGTCCGCAGGCTGATGCCTACCGAGTGCGCTCGTTTACAGGGCTTCCCGGATTGGTGGTGCGATGACCTGGGGATCGACGAACCGGCCATGGAGGACATCCGCTATTGGTACGATGTGTTTGAAACGCACCGTAAGATCATGGGGACTTTCTCCAAGCCGAAGACGCAGAAGCAGATTGCCAAGTGGCTGAAAAAACCGTACAGCGACGCCGCCGAGTATAAGATGTGGGGAAACGGCGTCGCTCTGCCGTGCGTGGCTTTTGTGCTTTGCGGCATTGTTTGGTATGCACAAAACACGGGCTGAAATGTGCGGATATAATCTACATCGCAAAAGCGTGGATATAACTGGATATATCGGGACGCCGACGGTAATATGTGACTACCCAAGTAAAGGAGGTCACTACCATGACGATCACAATTAAGGCACAGGGCGCGGACCGCAAACGCCTGGTTCAGAACATTTCCAAGTGGCTGGACGTACCCGCAAAATACTGCGGCGCGCCCACTTTCAACTATGAGGTGGATTACTTTTCCATCGACAAGAACGGCAGCCTGCACTTTGACGACCGCGCCGACAACGAAGTTGTAGAGCGTCTCCTCCAGCACATCTGCGACGCGGGCTTTGATATCGATCAGAGCCACACAGAGGATGGGGCGGAGGAATCCGAAATCCCCGTCCATCGCATTTCCGTGCCCCGCGGCCTTTTTACGGAGACAGGCCTTAAAAACCTCAAGGGCATTATTGCCGCCAAGGGCAAACTCATCCGGAAAGCCCTGGCGGTGGATGCCCTCCCCGTAGAGATCTCGGACACGAAGGTCTCTTTTCCCTGGTTTTCGGGCATACCGGCCCCGGAGGAACTCAAAGCATATGACGCCTTCATTGGTAAGCTGTGCGAAATGGCTCGAAATCAGAAGCGTGTGGTGGCAAGGGAGCGGGAAACAGGAAACGACAAATATGCGTTCCGTTGTTTCCTTCTGCGCCTTGGCTTTATCGGAACCGAATTTAAAACCGAACGGAAGATCCTGCTCCGCAACTTGAGCGGTTCTTCCGCGTTCAAAAGCGGTGCGAAGAAAGGGGACGGCTATGAAGTTTCCGAGTAAAGAAACGGTGGAAGCTGTCCGCAGGCAATTTCCCAAAGGCTGCCGGGTGGAGTTGGTGCGAATGGACGATGTTCAAGCGCCGCCCGCAGGCACAAGAGGGACGGTCACCGGTGTAGATGATATCGCCAGCATTCTGGTTTGCTGGGACAATGGGAGCAACTTGAACGTGGTCTGGGGCGCAGATGCCTGCCGCCGCATTTGAAAGGATACCATCACCATAATATAGACAATTCCAAAGGGAAATCATTGTGTAGTTTATAGTTGCGAAATGCCTGGATATATCCGCGAACAGACGGTAATATACAGCTACCCAAAGGGGAAACAGCGAGACGGAGGACTACACAATGAAAGAATACAAAGCGCTTAGAGCCCAGGTCGAGAACATCAAAACCGAGAACGACCTCAAAAGCGCGCACATCCGCATTTGCCAAGCCTATAGCGCTGGCCGCATCAGCCACGAGCAGTTCATGAAACTGCGAGAGGGGATGATCGCAAGGAGAGCCGAAAAGGGCTTTTCCTGGGGCAAGGGCATTTGAACAAAGGCAATGGAAGTATGCACCATGTGGAAAGAAGGAAGTATCAAGGTTTGCGGAACCATTTTTCATTACTGGATCAAGCAGTACGATGTGGGTTCATACTTTGGAATTGATGGCGGCAGGATTTCAAAGCTGACGCTGAAGCGAAACGGCGAAATCGTCTGCAGCTACGACAGAGGCTGGGACATTAGGCCGGTTGATGAATCGGCACAGCTTGCCCTGGAGCGCCTACTGCAAAGCGAGAAGAAGTAATTAACCCAAGAAGCTAATTTTACCGGAACGAGCCGAAAGGCTCTGTTCCTCTCTACAGCCACAGGGCTGTTTTTTTATGCCCGCACTTGAGGTATATGAGAGGCAGACGCGCTTTTGAGAAGCGGACGGGCTTTTCGGCTTTAGCTGGAAACAGATGATATGGAACCGGTAGGACGAAGGAGGCGACCACGTATCCGAAAGCTGAAAACATATAAGCCGACGCAATTTAAGGCCGGAAGCTCCCGCTACGATAAGGAGGCCGCCGACTATGCGGTCGCCTTTATTGAATGCCTGTGCCACACCAAGGGTACCTGGGCGAGAAAACCCTTTGAACTGATCGACTGGCAGGAACAGATCATCCGGGATGTGTTCGGGACGCTGAAGCCCAACGGTTACCGCCAGTTTAATACCGCGTATATCGAGATCCCCAAGAAACAGGGCAAGTCGGAACTAGCAGCCGCTGTGGCTCTGCTTCTGACCTGCGGTGACGGCGAGGAACGTGCAGAGGTGTATGGTTGTGCTGCTGACCGCCAGCAGGCATCTATCGTTTTCAATGTAGCTGCCGACATGGTGCGTATGTGTCCGGCACTGGCAAAGCGGACGAAGATCCTGGATTCCCAGAAAAGGCTCATATACCTTCCCACGGGCAGTATCTACCAGGTGCTTTCCGCCGACGTTGGAAACAAACACGGCTTCAACACCCACGGCGTCGTGTTCGATGAGCTGCACACGCAGCCGAACCGAAAGCTATATGACGTCATGACCAAGGGCTCCGGCGATGCCCGTATGCAGCCGTTGTACTTCCTTATCACCACGGCGGGCAACGACACCAAGTCCATCTGCTATGAGATCCACCAAAAGGCAAAGGACATCATCGAGGGCAGAAAGATAGACCACACCTTTTATCCCGTTATCTTCGGCGCGGATGAGGCGGACGATTGGACAGACCCCAAAGTCTGGAAAAAGGCAAACCCATCGCTGGGAATCACGGTCGACATTGACAAGGTCAAGGACGCCTGCGAGTCAGCCAAGCAGAATCCCGGCGAAGAGAACGCTTTTCGCCAGCTTCGTTTGAACCAGTGGGTCAAGCAGGCGGTTCGCTGGATGCCTATGGAGAAATGGGACAACTGCGTCTTTACCGTCAATGAGGACGAACTGGAAGGCCGTGCCTGTTACGGCGGGCTGGACTTGTCCTCCACAATGGATATCACCGCCTTTGTGCTTGTGTTCCCGCCGGAGGACGAGGAGGACAAATACATCATCCTGCCGTACTTCTGGATACCGGAGGACAATATCGATCTTCGTGTTCGGCGCGATCATGTGCCATATGATGTGTGGGAGCGGCAGGGATATCTGCAAACGACAGAAGGCAATGTAGTCCACTACGGCTACATTGAAAAATTTATCGAACGCTTGGGCGAGCGCTACAACATCCGTGAGATCGCCTTCGACCGCTGGGGCGCTGTGCAGATGGTGCAGAACCTTGAGGGGATGGGCTTTACGGTGGTTCCTTTCGGACAGGGTTTTAAGGATATGTCCCCGCCCACAAAGGAGCTTATGAAACTGGTGCTGGAAGAAAAAATCGCCCACGGCGGGCATCCCGTCCTCCGCTGGATGATGGACAACATCTTCATCCGCACCGATCCGGCGGGTAACATCAAGCCGGACAAGGAGAAATCCACAGAGAAGATCGACGGCGCGGTGGCGGCCATTATGGCCCTTGACCGGGCCATTCGAGGCGGCGGTTACGACGGCTCCTCCGTATATGATGGGCGAGGGCTGCTGATAATGTAGTTTTTTTGTGGGCAGCGTGTTATAATGCCAAAAAATATAAAGGAGCGTTTAACGTGTCACAATTACCGAAAGAGAAGTTGATTTTCTTTGACACCAATGTTCTGAGTGCAATCGGCAGGCAATCTCCTGAAGCTACGCGAAAAACATGTTATACTATTATGGCTGAAATGAAGTTGGCACTTGTACTAACACCTTTCAATATTTTAGAGCTTGAGAAAATGCCGGATGAAGCTCTGCGTGAAAAAGTCCACGACTTTCTAAGTATGTGCAATGTGGTATTTTTTAAGCCTCAGAACGTGATTTTTGCAGATGAAATAAAGAACTTTTCTCGGCCTGATGAGGTGGTAGAACCGATAATGTTTATAACCACCTTAATCGGAAAACTGAAATATAAGGATGTGTTAGATAATCTGCGAAAAAATAAAAAATACCACCGAGCGTTACATGAGCATTTTGTGCTACTCAAACAACTACAGGCTAAGCTTAACACAAGGCTGCCGGCAACCGCTGATATTTTTGTGGATTTCAGCATTGCAGAGCATCTGAAAGACCAGCTATCAAGCTCGGAAATCGCTTTAGCAAAAGCACCGGAGCATTTTCCTGCTTACAAAGCATTTATGTATAGCATATATAGCAAAGCAGGATCAAAAGGGTTGCGGAAAAAATCGGGTGAAATGAATGATACGGCCATGAGCTATGTGTTCCCATATGTAGGAACCATCGTTACAGAAAGAATTCAAGCCAACTTATTTAGGGACTTGAAAGACCGAGGAAAGATAAGGGCGCTTGAAGATACAAGGATTTTTAAGTATAGCGATATAGTGGATAACACAACGAACACGGTTCATATTGATAATCTCTTATAAAATCTACTGAGAAGCATCTACCTTTGGGAAGATGCTTTTATTATGTTCCAATAATTCCAGCGCGGTTTATTTAGCCGCGCTTATTTTATGTCCAAAGGAGATGGAGAGCATGAGGTTTTTTCAAGGCCTTTTTAAAGCGAGGGATAAGCCCGTAGATGGCCGCCCGCAGAACGCGCTGGGCGGCAGCCGGTACAGCTTCTTCTTCGGCAACACCACCAGCGGCAAGCCGGTGACTGAGCGGACGGCCATGCAGATGACCGCCGTGTATTCCTGCGTCCGTATTCTATCCGAGGCGGTGGCGGGCCTCCCCATCCACGTTTACCGCTACACGGACAACGGCGGCAAGGAGAAGGCTTTGGAACATCCACTCTACCGCCTGCTCCACGACGAGCCGAACCCGGAAATGACCTCGTTTAATTTCCGGGAAACGCTCATGGGCCATCTGCTCTTATATGGCAACGCCTACGCGCAGATCGTCCGCAACGCGCGCGGCGAGGTCATGGGCCTCTATCCGCTCATGCCGAACAAAATGACCGTTGACCGGGACGGCGAGGGCAATCTCTACTACCTCTATTCGCGCGGCTCAGACGATGCGCCCATGGGTAAGGAGAACGGTCAGATCTATCTGCCACCCTCCGACGTGCTGCATATCCCCGGCCTTGGATATGACGGGATCGTGGGCTATTCGCCGCTGGCTATGGCAAAAAACGCTGTGGGCATGGCAATCGCCTGCGAGGAATACGGCGCGAAGTTCTTCGCCAACGGGGCCGCGCCGGGCGGTGTCCTCGAACATCCCGGCACCATCAAAGACCCGCAGAAGGTCAAGGAGAGTTGGAACGCGGCCTATCAGGGGAGCGGCAATTCCCACCGGGTCGCCGTCTTGGAAGAAGGGATGAAGTATCAAACAATCGGCATCTCGCCGGAGCAGGCGCAATTTCTTGAAACGCGGAAATTTCAGATCAACGAGATCGCCCGCATTTACCGGGTGCCGCCGCATATGGTCGGGGATTTGGAGAAATCCAGCTTTTCCAACATCGAGCAGCAGAGCTTGGAGTTTGTGAAATATACGCTTGACCCGTGGATATGCCGCTGGGAGCAATCGCTGGCCCGGAGGCTTTTTAGCGAGAGCGAAAAGCGGGAGTATTTTATCCGTTTCAACGTGGAGGGCCTATTGCGCGGCGATTACCAGAGCCGCATGAACGGTTACGCGGTCGCCCGGCAGAACGGATGGATGAGCGCCAACGATATACGCGAGCTGGAAAACCTCGACCGCATCCCAGCGGAGGCAGGCGGCGACCTGTATCTCGTCAATGGCTCCATGACGAAGCTGGCCGACGCGGGCGCGTTTGCCGCGAAAACAGAAACGGAGGTACAGATAAGTGAATAAATTCTGGAATTGGGCGCGGAACTCCGACGAGAGCCGCACCCTCTACCTTGACGGGGCCATTGCCGAGGAGAGCTGGTTTGACGACGATATTACCCCAGCCGCCTTCAAGGCGGAGCTACTATCTGGCGATGGGGATATTACCGTCTGGATCAACTCGCCGGGCGGTGACTGCGTGGCTGCCTCGCAAATTTACAGTATGCTCATGGACTATAAAGGCAATGTCACCGTCAAGATCGACGGCATTGCCGCCAGCGCGGCCAGCGTGATCGCCATGGCTGGCACGGAGGTACTCATGTCGCCTACGAGCCTGCTCATGATCCACAACCCGCTGACTGTGGCCATCGGCAACAGTGAGGAGATGCAGAAAGCCATCGCCATGCTGGGCGAAGTAAAGGAGAGCATCATCAATGCGTATGAACTCAAAACGGGGCTGTCGCGCACCAAACTCTCGCACCTCATGGATGCGGAAACATGGCTCTCCGCCAACAAGGCCGTGGAGCTTGGCTTCGCGGACGGTATCCTGTTCAAAGCATCCGAGGAGCCGCCTTCCGCGCCGGAGGGATTCGCGTTTTCCCGGCGGGCCGTGACGAACTCGCTTCTGGCAAAGCTGCCAAAGCCACAACAGGCCACAGATAAGCAACCTGTGGAGCCGTTTTTAAAGCGGCTTTTTTTATTGCACCGATAAAAGGAGGATTTCACATGAACAAGATCTTGGAACTGCGCGAGAAACGCGCCAAAACGTGGGATGCCGCCAAGGCTTTTCTGGATACCAAGCGCGGCAGCGACGGCCTTTTGAGCGCCGAAGATGTCGCCGCTTACGAGAAGATGGAGGCCGATGTGGTCAATCTCGGCAAAGAGATCGACCGTTTGGAGAGACAGGCCGCTCTGGATGCGGAGCTGAATAAGCCGGTCAACACTCCGATCACCGGCAAGCCTGCCGCAGTCTCCGCAGAGGAAAAGACTGGCAGGGCTTCGGCGGAATATCGCAAGTCTTTCTGGAATGCGATGCGCGCGAAGAATCTGAGCATGGACGTGGCCGGCGCGCTGCAGGTGGGCACTGACTCCGAGGGCGGCTATCTGGTTCCCGACGAATTTGAGCGCACGCTCATTGAGGCGTTGGAGGAAGAGAACATTCTCCGCTCTCTGGCCCACGTCATCCAGACCAGCTCCGGCGACAGGAAAATCCCCGTAGTCGCTACCAAGGGTACGGCTTCGTGGGTAGACGAGGAAGGCGCGATCCCCGAGAGCGGCGATAGCTTCGGCCAGGTCACGATTGGCGCGTATAAGCTCGGCACCATGATCAAGGTTTCCGAGGAACTGCTCAGCGACAGCGTTTTCGATTTGGAGGCGTATATCTCCCGTGAGTTTGCCCGCCGTATCGGCAGCAAGGAGGAGGAAGCCTTTTTCACCGGCGACGGCACCGGCAAGCCGCTGGGCGTACTGGCGGAAACGGGCGGCGCGGAAATCGGCGTGACAGCTAATGCGGCGGCCACCTTTACCGCCGATGAAATCTTTGACCTCTTCTATTCCCTGAAAGCGCCCTATCGCAGAAGCGCGGTTTTCGTTATGAACGACGCAACGGTGAAGGCGCTGCGCAAGCTCAAAGACAATAACGGCCAGTATCTGTGGCAGCCCTCTCTTACCGCTGGCGCGCCAGATACTCTGCTGAATCGTCCTGTCTACACCTCCGCCTTCATGCCCGTGCTGGAAGCGGGCGCGAAATCCATCCTGTTTGGCGACCTGTCCTATTACTGGGTAGCCGACCGTCAGGGCCGCTCCTTCCGCCGCCTCGGCGAGCTGTTCGCCCCGACCGGGCAGGTGGGCTTCCTCGCGACCCAGCGTGTGGACGGCAAGCTCATCCTGCCGGAGGCCGTGAAGGTCATGCAACAGAAATCCGCGTGAGAAAAGGAGACGGCGCGCCATGACGCTGCTTGAAAAAGTTAAAACGAACCTTATTTTACAGCATAGCCAAGATGACGCGCTTCTGCAATCGTTCATCGCCGCCGCTGTTTCCTACGCAGAGAGTTATCAGCATTTACCGGAGGGGCATTACCTCGATAGCCAGATGCCGCCCACCACCGAGCAGGCGGCTATCATGCTGGCGTCTCACTTTTATGAGTCACGGGACGGCAGCACAGGCGGCTTTTTCGCAGATAACATTCAAGCCGGGCAGCAGGTATGGAACACCGTCAACCTGCTGCTCCGGCTGGACCGACGGTGGAAGGTATGAGCTTTGGCAAAATGCGTGCGCTTGTTCAAATCCTCTCCACCGAAGCGGTCAAGGACAGCGAGGGCTTTTCCACCTCTCGGGATACGGTGCTGGCCGAGGTGCGGGCCTATCACGAGGCGCGGCATGTCAGCGAACGCTGGGCCAACCGGGCCGCCTTTTCCGAGGCCACGGATTTATTCCGGTTCCGGGCGATCCCCGGCGTGGAGATCACAACGAAGCTGTTTCTGCATTGTGAGGGCTGCCGGTATGACATTACCAGCGTGGAGGACGTAAAGGGGCGCGGTATGTATGTGGAGGTCTTGGCAAAGAAGGTGGTGGCGACGAATGGCTAAGGCGAGTTTCAAAATGCCGGATGAGTTTCTTCTGCGCCTCTCTCGTCTGGGGGAGAAAACCGACGAGATCATCCCAAAGGTACTGGAAGCGGGCGCTGGTGTGGTGGAAGAAAAGGTGCGCTCCAACCTGCGCGCCGTAATTGACCGGGATACCAAGGAACCGTCCCAATCTACCGGCGAGCTGCTGTCCTCCCTCGGCGTATCTCCGGCGAAGCTCGACCGGGACGGCAATTACAATGTTAAGGTAGGCTTTGCGGAGCCGCGCTCGAGCGGGAAAAGCAACGCCATGATCGCAAACATACTGGAATACGGCAAAAGCGGCCAGCCGCCAAAGCCGTTTCTGAAACCGGCGAAATCGGCGGCCCGCGCGCCCTGTGTGGAAGCTATGATAAACGCCTTTGAACGGGAGGTGGAAAAGCTGTGAGCCTGCTCGAAGAATTGAACGGATGCCTTGGAGAGCTGGGAATCTCCATAGAGACCGGCGTTTTCAGCGATACGCCACCGGAGGAGTACCTGGTAATCACGCCGCTAGCGGACAGCTTCGCCCTTCCTGCGGACAATACGCCGCTTTATGAAATACAAGAGGCGCGGCTTTCCTTCTTCAAAAAGAGCGGCTATACCAAACAAAAAAACCGAATCGTCCGCGCCCTCTTGGACGCGGAGATCACCATACCCGACCGCCGGTACATCGGGCATGAGGACGACACCGGCTACCACCATTACGCCATTGACGTGGCGAAATATTACCCATTAAAGGAGGAATGAAGATGGCGACCATCGGCTTGGATAAGCTGTTTTACGCTCCGATCACGGAGGAAGAAAACGGCGACGAAACCTACGGCTCCCCGGTCATGCTGGCGAAAGCCATGACGGCGGAGCTTTCGATTGAACTCAACGAGGCCATATTGTACGCGGACGACGGGCCGTCCGAGATCGTGAAGGAGTTTAAGAACGGCGCCCTGTCCCTCGGCGTGGACGATATTGGTGTGGCCGCTGCGCGGGCGCTGACCGGCGCACAGGTGGATGATAACGGCGTTCTGATCTCCGCTAGCGAGAACGACGGCTCGCCCGTGGCCGTGGGCTTCCGCGCCTGCAAAGCAAACGGCGCATACCGGTATTTCTGGCTGTACCGGGTCAAATTCGCGGTGCCAGCCACCAACCTCGCCACCAAGGGCGACAGCATCACCTTCTCTACCCCTACTATCGAAGGCACGGTCATGCGCCGCAACAAGCTGGACGGCAAGGGCCAGCACCCGTGGAAGGCTGAGGTCAACGAGGACGATACGAGTGTGGCAGCGGCGACTATTTCCGGCTGGTATAACGCCGTATATGAGCCTGTGTTCGAACCCGCGCCGGAACCCGGCGCATAAGGAGGATACTCATGCAAGAGGAAAGAAGCGCCGCCATTGAGATCGGCGGAAAACCATATGAGATGTTGCTCACCACTCGCGCCACCAAAGAGATCGCCGGGCGATACGGCGGCCTTGAAAAGTTGGGCGATAAGCTCCTGAAATCCGAGAACTTCGAGATGGCGCTCGACGAAGTGGTGTGGCTCATTACCCTGCTTTGCAATCAAAGCATCCTCGTCCACAACCTGCAAAATCCGGAGGATAAGCGGGAACCCCTCACAACGGAGGCCGTGGAGCTTTTGACCTCGCCCCTCGAGCTTGCGGAATATAAGACTGCCATTATGGAGGCTATGTTCCGTGGCACGCGCCGGTATGTGGAAAGCGAGAACGAACCCGAAAAAAACGCCCCAGCCGGGTAAGCGATGAAGAACGCTTTGCCCGGCTGATCTTCTACGGCGTAACGCTGCTCGGGCGGCCCGAAGCCGAGGTCTGGCTTATGCCCTTCGGCCACTTGCTGGATCAATGGGAGATTTACAAACAGTTCCACAACATGGCGCGACCCAAACGCGAGTTGTTCATTGAAGATGTAATTCCAGTGGGAATTTAAGAGTAAGCGCCTTGGGGCGCTTTTTTGCTGCCGGAAGGAGGTGGTGTTCCGTGGCGGACAACTTTGGCTTGAAAATCGGCGTCGAGGGCGAAAAGGAGTTCAAACAGGCGCTATCGGACATCAACCGGCAGTTCAAGGTGCTTGGGAGCGAGATGAACCTTGTGACCTCGCAATTCGATAAGCAGGATAAATCCGTGGAGGCGTTGGCCGCCCGCAACGGCGTACTTTCCAAGGAGATCGAGGCGCAAAAGGGGAAAATCGACACACTCAAGGCGGCGTTGGACAATGCCGCTTCTTCGTTTGGCGAAACGGACAAACGCACCCTCGCGTGGCAGACCCAGCTCAACAACGCCCAAGCCGAACTCAACAAAATGGAGCGCGAGCTTTCGGAGAATAACCGGGCGCTGGACGAGGCGGCAAAAGGCTTTGACGACGCGGAAAAGCAAGCGGACGAGTTTGGCGTCGGGGTGGAGAAATCCGCCAAAGAAGCGGACAACGCCGGGGGCAAGTTTGAAAAGCTCGGCTCTATCGTCAAGGGCGTGGGCGCGGCTATGACCACCGCTTTTGCCGCCGTGGGAGCCGCGACGATCGCTGCCGCCAAGGCCCTCACGGATATGACCGTGGGCGCGGCGGCATACGCGGACGAAATCCTCACCGCATCCACCGTCACCGGCATGAGCACCGAAAGCCTGCAAGCATATAAATACGCCGCCGAGCTGGTGGACGTACCATTGGAAACGCTCACCAAGAGCATGGCGAAAAACGTGAAATCCATGTCCACGGCCCAATCCGGCACCGGCGCTATGGCAGAGGCCTACGCCAAGCTGGGCGTGGCCGTCACCGACTCCAACGGACAGCTTCGGGACAGCGAGACGGTCTATTGGGAGGCTATCGACGCGCTGGGAAATGTGGCGAACGAAACCGAACGGGACGCTATCGCTATGCAGCTTTTCGGCAAGAGCGCGCAGGAACTCAATCCCCTGATCGCGCAGGGCAGTGCAGGCATCGCCGCGCTCACCGAGGAAGCCAAGCACATGGGCGCGGTCATGTCGGACGAGCAGCTTGCCGACCTCGGCGCGTTTGACGACAGCATCCAGCGGCTCAAGGCCGGGAGTGCGGCGGCGAAGAACGCGCTGGGTCTGCTGCTGCTTCCCCAGCTGCAAGCGTTGGCAACGGATGGCGTTTCACTCCTTGGCGATTTCACAAAAGGCATGTTAGACGCGGGCGGCGATTGGTCGAAAATCAGCGAGGTCATCGGCAACGCTGTTGGTGGTATAGCGGATCTGCTGCTCTCCAACCTTCCGAAAATCGTGGAGGCCGGCACAAATATCGTGCTGTCGCTGGTGCGGGCTGTGTCCGAGAATACTATCGTGTTGGTCGAGGCGGCTGGGCGTATGCTCTCCACCCTGATCGACGGCTTTATCAAAGCATTGCCGAAGATCACCGAGGGCGCGGTCAAGCTGGTTACAACACTGGTCAAAGGCATTGCCGAAAACCTGCCCAAACTCGTTGAGGCCGCCATTCAGATGATCGCCACGCTGGCGCGGGGCATTGCCGAGGCGCTGCCCGAACTGATCCCCGCCGTGGTGGAGGCGGTCACGACCGTTGTGCAGACCTTGGCCGACAATCTGCCGCTGCTCCTCGAAGCCGGCTTGCAGCTGCTTATGGGTTTGGTGCAGGGTATCCTTGAAGCGATCCCCCAGATGGTCGAGGCGCTGCCCGCCATCATCACCGCCATTGTGGAGTTTATCGTTGGTGCGATTCCCCAGATCATCGAGGCGGGTATCCAGCTTTTGACCTCTCTGGTGGAAGCCCTGCCCGATATTATCACGGCCATCGTGGAGGCAATCCCACAGATCATTGACGGCATCGTCACCGCGCTCATGGAGTCCATTCCCTTGATCATGCAGACGGGCATCGACCTCTTGGTGGCGCTCATTCAGGCGCTTCCGGACATTATTGTCACTATCGTGGAGGCAATCCCACAAATCATCACTGGCATTGTTGATGCCCTGATTGGGAACATCGACAAGATCATTATGGCCGGTGTACAGCTGTTTGTGTCGCTAATCGAGAACCTTCCCACCATTATTGTGGAAATCGTCAAAGCCGTGCCGCAGATCATCGCGGGTATCGTGGAGGCATTCGGAAACCTGCTCTATAAGATTGTGGAAGTGGGCGCGAGCTTGGTCAAGGGCCTGTGGGAAGGCATTCAAAGCATGATCTCCTGGCTTTGGAACAAGGTCAGCGGCTGGGTGAGCGGGCTTGTGAACGACATCAAGGGCGCGCTGGGTATCCATAGCCCCTCCACGGTTTTTGCCGGTATCGGTGAGAACATGGGCCTCGGCCTTGGCAGGGGCTTTGTGGAGGCCATGCACGGTGTGGAACGGGATATGCGGCGGGCGATCCCCACGGACTTTGACGTGGATGCCAGTGTCGGCGGAGCATTCGCGGGCGTTGGCAGCGCTGCAGGCCCGGCCCGCGCCTTCAACGTTACCATCCCGCTCACGCTCGACGGCGCGACGCTGGGGCGTATCCTCGCGGAGATTCAATGGACGCAGCAGGCCGTGTATGTGCGCAATTTGGGGACGGTCTGAGAAAGGAGGGCATATGCCGATTGAGATTTATAGCGGCGAAACACTTGTAACTACCCTGCCGGGCGTCCTGACCGCCTCCATCTGTGAAAAGCTGGATGGCACCCTCACCTTTGATTTTACGGCGCTGCAAAAAGGCGCTGTTCCCATCTTGCCCGGCATGATCGCCAAGCACGACGGCCAGTATTACAGCATAGTCCGGGTCAAGCGCGGATTTACCGGTGGCATGGAGAGCAGCGCCGTATCCTGCGAGCACATCTCGTATATCCTCAACAATGCCGCATACAACCTCGTGACCTTCGTATTCGAGGGGTATCCGCAGGCCGGGCTAGCCCGACTGTTGCAAGATACGCCCTTTACGGCGGGGGTCGTGGAGCCGACCGCTATGGTGGAGTGCGCTTTTACGGATAAAAGCCCCCTCAATCGCCGCAGCGCGCTCATGCGTTTCGCAGACGCTTGCGGCGGCGAGCTGGAGTACGACGGGTACGCGATCCACATCCGCACCCATCGCGGAAGCGCCGCCCGTAAAACGCTCATGGACGGGAAAAACGTTACCAGCCTTTCCGCCACCTTCGATTCCCGCAAAGGGACACAGGCATATGAAATCCGGTTGCATAAGCTGGTGGCGCTTTCAGTGGGCGACGAGGTCAACATCACCTACCGGCCCCTGTCCATCCATGTGGATACCCGCATTGTGGGGCTGACCTACGATCCCTTTGACCGCCACACCGTGCGCATGGAGGTCGGGGACTATATACCAAATCTGCTGGCCGCGCAAACGGAGCGATTGGAGGGCATTGTACAGACATTCACGGCGGCAAATGGGCGATTGGAATCGAAAATAACCGATGCCGAGGGCGCGATCTCCCTCTTGCAGCAAAACATCTCTGGCATCTCTACTCGGATACAGGACGCCGAGGGAAGTATCTCCACACTCTCGCAAACGGTCGACGGTTTTAATGCGCGCATAGAGACCGCCGAAGGGGCTGTTGCCGCTATGCGGCTCTCCGTAGACGGGTTCAGCACGCGCCTGTCCGACACGGAGGGCAACGTCTCCCAGCTTACGCAGACGGTGAATGGATTCAATACGCGCATTGAGGGCGTGGAGGGCGGCGTCTCATCTATTGAACAGGGTTTGCAAAGTGTTATTACCCGTGTGGAAAATGCCGAAGGGGACATTTCCACCGTGGAGCAGATGGCGGATAAGATCAGCTGGATCGTCGCGTCCGGGACTTCGTCGAGCAGTTTTACCCTGACGAGCAAAATGATCTCGCTGGTATCCGCGGGCATAAACATCACGGGCTACGTCACGATCAACGCCCTCAAGACCGCTGGGCAGACCGTCATCAACGGCGGCAACATTACCACCGGCAGCATAAAAGCGGAGCGGATCGCGAGCGGTACGCTCACGAGCATGACGATCTCCAACGCCAACATCAAGATGGACGGCTCGAGCATTACATTCCTTAACGCGAACGGAGCGATCAAGCGCGGCACGAGCGGGAGCCTGCAAAACATCCTTTCGTTCACTTCCCAGGCTATGGTGATCGGGGCATACTCCGGCAACGCGGTAAACACGCTGTCCATCCCCATGCAGACGATCACGCTCGGATACAGCGCGTCATATACCACGCTGACGTTTTCGGCAAACACCACAAACTCCGGTACGTTTAAATGCACGGGCGCGGCGACATTCAGCGGGAGCGTGTCCCACGCGAGTACCTCGTCGTTTACCGGCGCCGCTACGTTCAACGGTACGGCCACATTCGCTTCCACCTGTACGCATAACGGAACAACCAACCTAAAAGCAACCTCTATCAGCGGTGCACTGACTTGCTCAAGCACGGCGACCTTCTCCGGGGCAACACGATTTACGAGCAGCATTGGCTTTTATGGCGCTTCGGCGGTTTCCAAAGTTTCCGTCGCGACCTGCTCTGCCGCCAATATTTCCACAGTCTATTCAAAGTTGAATGAGCTGATCAACCGCCTCAAAACGATGGGGCTGGTTTAACAGCCGGAAAGGAAAGCGATATGAAGCTATTGACCATTCTCAACGCCGTGCCCGCGTTGCATCGCCTATGTGCAGAACCCATCGATATGCGGGCCGCCTACGCGATCCATAAGCGCCTGCCGGAGCTTGACCGCTGCATTGATTTCTTCAATGCCGAGCGGGAGAAGATCCTCCAGGAGCATAAGGGCGAGGAGGCGGAAGCAAAGCTCCGGGCGCTGCTGAACTTTGAAGCGGACTATCACGCGGAGCCGATCCCCCTGCGGGTCAAGGAGGGCGCGCGTCTGTGTGTGAATGACATTTCCCTGTTGCAGGGCTTCATTACATTTGAGGAGGACTGAAAACATGAAAGAAATCTGGAATTGGATTCAGGTGGCGCTCACCGCCGCAGGCGGCGCGCTGGGCTGGTTTATCGGCGAGATGGACGGTTTTCTGTATGCCCTGATTGCCTTTGTGGTGGTGGATTACATCACCGGCATACTGTGCGCGATTCTTGACAAGAAGCTGTCCAGCAATGTGGGCTTCAAAGGCATCTTTAAGAAGCTGCTCATTTTTGCCATGGTGGGCGTGGGCCATGTGGTAGACGCGCAGTTGGTCGGCGACAGCAGCGTCCTTCGCACGGCCATCATCTTCTTCTATATCTCTAACGAGGGCGTGAGCCTGTTGGAGAACGCGGGGCATGTGGGGCTTCCCATCCCGCAAAAGCTCAAGGATGTGCTGGCGCAGCTCCATGACCGGGCGGGGGAGGGAAAAGATGGGAAATCTGAGTGATTTTATCCTGTACATGAACGAGCAGACGTCGAACCACAGCATCTATGTTTGGGGCGCGCAGGGACAGAAGGGAGCGGACATTACGGAAGCGTGGATCCGGAAATGTGAGACGAGCGATAAAAATGCCGAGCGGGCGATCGCGTACTGGAAGAAGCAATGCGAAGCCGGGTACGGCGGCGTGCTCCGTGCGTTCGATTGTTCCGGCCTTGGCGTGTATTTCCTGCTGGATCGCGGACTTATCCGCTCGGACATGACAGCGCATGGCCTTATGCGCAACTGCTTGCGCATCCCCAAGCGGGAGCTGCGGACCGGCGATTTCGTGTTCCAGGTCAACTTATTGGGCAAGGCTTCGCATATCGGGTACGTGGTGGATCGCGTGCGGACCGTGATCGAAGCGAGGGGGCGCGACTACGGCGTTGTAAAGGGCGGACTTGACGGCCGGTGGAACGCATATGGCAGGCCCCCTTACTGGACGGACGATGAAGTTACACGGTTGGAGGGCGCCGGACAGCACGATTTTACGTTTACGCGTGTGCTGAAATACGGCGTGCGCGGTGAGGACGTATGCGCGCTGAAGCGGCTTCTGCTCGCGGCGGGGTTCGGAGGTTTGACGCTCTCAAACCAGAACTTCCTTAGCGCGACCCGAAACACAGTGAAACGCTATCAGCAAGCGCATGGGCTTGTCGTGGACGGAAAGGCCGGCCGGGAGACGATCGCCTCGCTTGGCGGGGTGTGGAACGGCTGATACGGAGGCGGAAATGCTGCGCGAACAGAAAGAAGGTATCCTTCAGATGCGGACCGGTGGGCAAGGATACGCCGAGATCGCGGAAGCGTTGGCGCTTCCGGTAAATACGGTGAAGTCGTATTGCAGGCGGAGCGGGTTGACGGACAGCGCGCTGAAAAATGGAGGCGTCTGCAAACATTGCGGGCGGCCGATCGGCGGCGCGAAGAAAAGCAAACCGAAGAAGTTTTGTTCCGACGCGTGCAGGATGGCATGGTGGGCGGGACATCGGGACCAGATGACAAAAAACGCGGTGTATCTTCTGTCCTGTACCTATTGCGGAAAGGCATTCGAGAGTTATGGAAACAAGAAGCGGAAATATTGCTCTCACCGCTGTTATATCGCGGACCGGTTCGGGGGGAACGGGGAAGCGTGACGTTTGTTTTTCAAGCGTCGCGGGATACTGCGCGGCGATGGCGTTGGCGAGGCAAATGCTGCAACAAAGGCTGATCGATCAGGAGGAGTACCGAAAGATCGGCGTGGTTATAGGCGAACGGCACGGGCTGCCCGTCCGCTCTATATTTGGCGATACCGCTTGATAATCTGGATATTTCGAGGTAATATGTCACACACCAAAGAAGAATTGGATGGTGAGCTCATATGGAGCGCGTTGTAACGCGCGTTGCGGCGCCGCCGAAACTGCCTGTGAAGCAACGTGTCGCCGCATATGCGAGGGTATCCTCCGGCAAGGACGCGATGCTGCATTCCCTGTCCGCGCAGGTGAGTTATTACAGCAATTACATTCAGCGGCATGCGGGATGGGAGTATGTGGGCGTGTATGCGGACGAAGCGAAAACGGGGACAAAGGATAAACGGGAAAATTTCCAGCGCATGCTTTCGGACTGCAGGGCGGGGAAAATCGACCTTGTGATCACGAAATCCATCTCCCGTTTCGCACGAAACACAGTCACGCTGCTTGAGACCGTGTGGGAGTTGAAACGGCTCGGCGTCGACGTTTATTTCGAGGAACAGAACATTCACGGCATTTCCGGGGATGGCGAGCTCATGCTTACCATCCTCGCTTCCTATGCGCAGGAAGAAAGCCTGTCCGCCAGCGAAAACCAGAAATGGCGGGTGCGGCGGAACTTCGAGGACGGAAAGCCATGGAACTGCACACTGTTGGGCTACCGGAACCGGGATGGCGAACTCGTTGTTATTCCGGAAGAAGCGGCGATCGTCAAGCGCATCTTTTCGGAGTACTTGGCGGGCAAAGGAATCGAAACGATCGCGCGGGAGTTAAACGCAGACCGTGTGGCGACGCGGACCGGGGAGAGCTGGTACAAAAGCGGCGTGATGGGAGTGCTGCGCAATTACGCGTATACGGGGAATCTCCTTTTACAAAAGACCTATACCGAAGATCCTATTACAAAGCGCAAACGCCTGAACCGGGGCGAACTGCCGAAGTTCCTCGCAAGCAATACACACGATCCGATCATCCCGATCGCCCAATACGAGGCGGTGCAGCGCGAGATTGCGTCCCGAGCAAAGAAGTACACACGCCCGTTTACAGGCGTCAACTCGTATCCATTCACCAGGATGCTTGTTTGCGGGAAATGCGGCAAGCCCTATCGAAGGAAGACGACGGGAGCGGGAGCGGTTTGGATCTGTTCTACGTACAACACGCTGGGCAAAGCGGCCTGCGCTTCGAAACGGGTCCCGGAAGCGGCGCTTGAGGCTGCCGCGGCCGCTGCCATGGGTACGCCCGATTTTGATGCGGCGGAATTTCGCGCCAGTGTGCAAAGCGTCGTTGTTGAAGGGAATAACCGTTTGACGTTCCATTTTAAGGACAGCAAGCCGGTAGCGCAAACATGGCGGGACCGCTCCCGCAGCGAGAGCTGGACGGAAGAAATGCGGGAAGCTGCGCGGGAATATGCGAAGATGCGAAGGAGGGGGGCATATGGAACAGGCGAAGCGGAGCGTCCGGGTCATTCCGCCGACGATTGATCCAAAGGCGCGGTTTTTGACCGCTGCGCCTACCGCGAAGCGGCGCGTCGCGGGGTATGCCCGCGTATCTACCAGCAGCGAAGAACAGCTCACCAGCTATGAAGCACAGGTGGATTACTACACGCGTTTCATCCAAGCACGGGCGGATTGGGAATTCGTAAAAGTGTACACGGACGAGGGGATATCGGCTGTGAACACGCGCGGACGCGACGGATTCAATCGGATGCTTCAGGACGCGCTCGCTGGAAAAATCGATCTGATCATAACCAAATCCGTCAGCCGCTTCGCGCGGAACACGGTCGATAGCCTTACGGCGGTCCGCAAGCTCAAAGAAAAATGCGTCGAGGTATATTTTGAGAAAGAAAACATTTATACGCTCGACAGCAAAGGTGAACTCCTGATCACCATAATGTCCTCGCTCGCGCAGGAGGAGAGCCGCTCGATCTCGGAGAACGTGACTTGGGGACAGCGCAAGCGCTTTGCGGACGGCAAGGTGAGCATGCCGTACAAGCGTTTTCTCGGCTATGACAAAGGCGCGGACGGCCTGCCCATGATCAACGAAAAGGAAGCGGAGGTTGTGCGCAGGATCTACCGGCTTTATCTGGAGGGTAAGACCGCTTCCGGGATATGCGGAGAATTGGAGGCGGCGGGCATACCGACGCCCGCGGGCAAACAAAAATGGAGCCAAACGACAGTCAATAGCATTTTGCGAAACGAAAAATACAAAGGAGACGCGCTCCTGCAAAAACGGTTCACTGTTGATTTCCTGGAAAAGAAGATGAAACCCAACGAAGGGGAAGTGCCGCAGTACTACGTGGAAAATAGCCATCCGGCCATTATCTCCGCCGAGGAGTTTGATCTGGTACAGCGGGAGATCGAACGTCGGAAACGGTTCGGGCGTTCTTACAGCGGGAGCAGCGCGCTCGCGTCTAAGTTGATCTGCGTGGACTGCGGCGGGTTCTACGGACAGAAAGTGTGGCACTCCACCGACCGATACCGGCGGGTCGTTTACCAGTGCAACGCCAAGTTCAAAAACGAAAGGAGGTGCTCGACGCCACATCTCGAAGAGACGCGAGTTCAAGCGATGTTTCTAAAAGCCTATGATACGCTGATGGGAGACCGGGAGAGCGTGATTGCGGATTGCGAAGCGATGCGCGCGATGCTTTGCGATTGCAGGGAACTTGAAACGGAGATAAGGGACTTGGACGCGGCCGCCGCCGGGATCGCCGGGCAGATCCAGCTATGCATATCTAAAAACGCAGCTTCCGCACAGGATCAGGAGGAGTATGCGCGCGGATACAACGCGCTGGCCGCAAGGTATGAGGAAACCATGAAACGGCGGGATTCCGCAATGGCGAAAAGGGCGAAGCTGCGGGAACGGGACGAGGCGTTGCGGCTTTTCCTGGAAGCAGTCCGTCAACAGCCGTTGATCCTGCAACGGTGGGATGAGCGGGTCTGGAACACGCTTCTGGAAAGCGGCACGGTGTGCCGGGACGGAAGCATCCGCTTCTTATTCCGGAACGGCGTTTTGATCGAGGTTCCGGCGCCGGGCGCGCGGTGA